GATTATTGAATATAAGTCAAGTATTACTTTTTCTCATTGAATGGATTCTTGGCATTGAATGTATGGATAGGGTCATTGTCGTTTGGTATCTGTCTCACATGACCCTTATCCCTAATCTTTATTCTGTCCTCCAGTGTGATCTGTTTCTTTATTTCTACTGGAAAAGATTTTTCAACCTTTGGATCAACCTTTGGAGTAGATTCAACTTCGGGAGTTGCTCGTGGTCCAGGGGTTGGGTCCAGGTCGCTGGGTCGGATATCAACACTTGCTTCACTACTTTTTGTTTCCGTGCTTTCATTGTTACTGCTGGGACGGTGCCAGTACTTCCGGTAGTTGATTTTTTTGCCATTGCTTTGCTCCTTGAGTGAAAGATTTGCTGCGATTAGCATAAGAACTGCCAGTGGATCAAATACGAAAACTATCATCAGAATAACAATTCTGACGGATGACTCTAATAAACTTGCATCTGCAGAATCACCGTATATCAATGCTGCGATATATTTTATTGGTCCAACCTCTGCCTCTACTTGGCGGAGTTCAGTTGCGATTGGTGCTCTCTCAACATTCAGTTTAGCAATCAGTAACTGTGATGCTTGAATATCGGTGGTAAGTTCTTTGCGCTCTTGCTTTTGCTTTGATCTAATCTGCAGAGACCTATTGATACCTTTATCATCAGTGGTGCGTGATACCAGTTCATTTATCTGCACATCAAGTTGAGCAAGTGTCTTTTTATTTGTCTCAATATTTTCTCGTTCTGTCTTTATCTTTTCATCAATGATCGCAACCTTGGCAATGATGTCTCCAGTTGGTACACCATGTGAAGTATGTGCGTTCGCCAAAAATCCAAAAATTCCCATTGAGGTCAGCAACATCAAAACAAATATTGCACACAGGAAGTAGAACCGCATAATGTACGGTGTAATGCTCCAGTTCCTATATAACCAAGATGCCACAACTAATTTGGACACCTCAAGTATTGAACCCATGATAATAATTGGTATAACTGCTGCTGCGAATATTGCGGTCAATCCAACGATTGCATAATATGCTGCCGTTCCTGATAGGGCAATGGCAGTAATGAATAAAATATAAGTCATTATTTAGTAAATTCCTTCAAGTCAATGATCTGCTCTCTTTCGATCGCACTAATAATAAATCTCGTAACCTCAATTTCCTTCTGTACTACACTCAACCTAATACTCAACTCGTCCAAAATCTCATTATAAAATACTAACTCTTGTTGCTTTCTTGTCCTTGAATCTAGTAAATCCTGAATCCGTATTATGTTTGATTCCGACATAATTTTCCTCTGATGTGTGAACCATGCACTCTCACCGAGATTTGATTATTATAGTAATCGTCGTTCTCCAATACCCGTCTGGAAAACTGCTCCATCGCTTCCAGATAGGAACACTCTGCCTTGGACTTACACAGATGTAAAATCTCCCGTGTAAAACTGTCGGCACCCAAACACTTCACATCAGCACTCAATTCAAGACTGGATCCATAGTATTCCATCCAATCAGAATCAACCTTTGACTTTATCTTTTTCCTTTTCTTGATCCCACTTTTCAGAGTGACCATTTTATATTTAGTTTTCTGAAATTTACTCAACTTCTTGCCAATGTATCTTCTACCTGTTTCTGTGTTGGTTATGCAATAAACAAACCCAACACAGTCTTCCGGCAAAGTCTCAATTATAGTGCTTTCGTATGTCCACATCCCAATTTTCGATTCTTATAAATAATAGTATACCTAGAACTAGGTATTAAGTCAAATTAATTATGGTCTTCGCGATGCAACTAACATCCAAGACCCCTAACCCTACCAAGGAGAGTCAGCATGACTACTTATATAATTCCATCAACCTATCTATACATCAAACAACATCCAGTAACAGGTCTCAAGTATTTCGGTAAAACCACCCAAGACCCACTCAAATACAAGGGATCTGGTGTACATTGGTCACGGCACCTCAAGAAGCATGGTAGAAAATACGTAATAACTACCAACGTATTTGGACCTTTTACAAACTCCATTGCCATATCTGAATTTGCTCTAGCATTCTCAAGATATAATAATATAGTCGAATCAAAAGACTGGGCGAACATAGAACCAGAAAATGGTCTGGATGGTGCTCCTAATGGTCCTCGTGGAAAGCAACAAAATCCTCATGGACCTCGTGGACCTAACGGAAAGAAAGGCATTCCAACTGGTCCTAGAGGAAAGCAACAAAATCCCTCCGGAGATCGCGCCCCTCGTGGACCTACTGGAAAGCAACAAAATCCCTCTGGACCTCACGGAAAGCAAAAAAATCCTGCTCCAGAAGTTGAATGTCCACATTGTGGTCTAGTGGGTCGTGGAGGTAATATGACGCGACATCACTTTGATAATTGTAAAATGAAAGTAGACTATTCCATGTCATGAAGACTATTTATTCGTCTTCGGCATCCTCATCGACATTGGTGATATCGGCAGCACATACCGGACACACTGTTATATCGTTTATACTATGGTCTGTGGACATTAGTGTAATCTTACCATATGCGCCACAATCTGGGCATTCGAATAGCATCGTCTTCTTCATCTCATTTTCCTTTATATTATGGTATCAACTGCACGCCAGACACTCTGTCTTTGCTGCCTGAACACCTGCTTGACTGTATATATAGTACAGTGCTAAAATCTTCTCATCCTCAAATGCCATTTTATGGATATGACTGATCCATGCCTCATCCTCGTCCGCAGAGAAAAACAGATTCAATGACTGCCACTGATCTATATATTTCCCTCTGGTGCCGGCAAGTCGTAGTATTGACTCTTGGTTAATCTCAAAGGCAGTTCTGAATACTCGCTTTTCTTCATCAGTTAACCAATCAACCTTTTGCACAGATCCAAGTGCCTCTTTAACTTCCTTGATATTTGCCTTGGTATACACTCCTTTCTTTTTCATCAGCGCAAGTAAGGGTGGGTTGATACGTTCCATTTCACCGCCAGCAGTCAACTGTGTGTAACTCATTGCTGGATCAGGATTGATACCCTCTGATACCCCACCCATCAAAAGTGCAGTGGACTTGGTAGGTGCCACGGCAATCCTATGTGTGTTGCGAATACCAAACCCAGTACACCATTCTGGTTCACCAAGTTTCTCTGCGAGGAATTTACTTGCTCGTAGACTTTCATCATTCATAAATGAGAACATCTCGTGATTGATCAGGTGCGCATCAAATCCCTCGAATGGAATCATATGGTCCTGGAAGTAGGTGTGTAATCCGCATGCACCCAATCCAAGTGCTCTGCCCTTCTCAGTGAACCTCACTGCATTCTCAAGTCCGTGAATATGCTTTGCCTTGGTAATGAAGTCCTCTGCCACGCAATCTAAAAATATCGTTGCCCAATATACAGCATCAGTGCCTTCCCACTCATCGTACTTGGCAAGATTCATACTCGACAGAACACAAGTGTAAGTATGATCAGCATCATTGGCAAGCATAATCTCAGAACAATTATGTACTAATATATCATTTGCAAAAAATGATTCTGTTTCCGGTACAGTCAGATCATATACTGGAGTAGAATCAACTATCACCTTTCTAATCTTTATCATTATACATTTTCCATTATGATTTTTTGTTACGATTTTGTAATTTGGCGCGATCAGAACTACCTTTTTTTTGTGACTGAGATCTATAATGGGGATTATATGCATAGTTAGTGGAAAACATCAAATTGCTTTCATTTACTAATTCAATATAATTGACAAAATTATTTTTTATCCACGCTAAACTAATCAGGTTGAACTCCGTAAATTCCTTTTTCATATTAGTTTGCAATAGTGAAATTTTCAAATACTTTCCATCAACTATACTATTTTGCACAAGGCGTAATACTCGATCCCGTCTTTCCGTCGTCATTTCTTTGTAGTTATTATTTGCTGTGCCCACTCCATAATATTGAGTCCCAACACCCATTTCATTATCTGGAACTACCCTTCCTTTCGAGTGGTGCACCCACTCTCCAGATAACACCTTCGGATGTTTGGTGGAAACTGATCCCATCATAATTCCGGTTATTGCATCCTTGACTGGCATTGTTCCTTTTCTCGATTTTGAAATTCCTACAAGACCCAAG